GAAATATCTCCGACATAACCGATACCACCGCCACCTGGTGCTGATCCGGAACTATATTCTCCACCACCTCCACCACCTCCGGCGTACAATTTATTATTGAACGGGCATCTGGTAGTACTCCCTTGACCGATTCCAGGCATATCACCTGCTCCATTAGAACCATCACTTCCACCAATATATCCTGCCGTCTTTTCTGCAGGTCTTCCACTACCACCACCTGATCCCCCATCGCCCCCTCTTCCGGAATATCGACCTCCATTTCCGCCAAGAGCTTTTATTGAATTAGATTTAAACCAGGACTCTGACCCTGGAAGACCATTCTTCTGATCATCGTAAGCAGACATCGAAACTACACGATCTCCCCCTTTCCCTATTGAATAGCTAACAACACTTTCTGGAGTAACAGGCACATCAAGATATGTTTTAACATACCCCGATCCGCCCCCTCCACCACCTCTTTCAGGGCCTGACGATGCACCAGAGCCACCGCCACCAACAATGAATACATCAACAAATTTACAACCAGCTGGCACCATCCATGTACCGGATGATTTTAACTCTTCCACAACTTCTACCAATTCTCTCTTTCCCATCATCACCCTTCTCTTCATCTCTCACCTCCTTTCATTATACTCTCACGACAATTATCCCATGTTCTTTTTTCAGCGATACCCCTGTGGCTTTACCAGCTGGCAGTTCAACGCTTGTTTCCTCCGATTGCCAGCCCGAACCGTTTGGGATCGGTTGGTTAATCGTTGATCCGGTGTTGTTCTTAATGGACAGATAAAACTCCTGCATCTCAGGAACGCTTCCTATATTCGCAAAGTTGATCGCCTGCACAGATGTACTCGAATAGGTAAAACGCAAGTTATACGGTGATGAAGGAAGAGCCGCCAGAGACTCGACATCGACATACTCTTTCAACCTCAAAGAGTCCGATACCTTCGTTTTCTCTTCATTGCTGTAATTATTGTCGGTATGGACATAAGCAGCGTCCTTGACCGTATGGTCGTCATTCTGTAACTGGGATAGCCTTGTCGGAATCGCCTGCTGAACGTTTGTGATGCTCTGGTTCAGCCCGGCGATGATCCCTTGCAACGTCTGTGTGTCCTCTACGTTGGCAAGGAAAGCGATGATCTCGTTAAATGACTCGATGGCACTCGATGCGTCACCCGAAACGAGCGTGTTGACTTGCTGCTGCAAGGCTGTCAGCGCGTTCCTGATTTCCGTGTCGTCGTAGCTTTCCCCGTCCTGTCCTTCGGCTACCACACCCGTATCTTCGTCGCCGATTTTCCAGTGCTTCGTTGCCGGATCGATCGAAGGAACCGGAGCATTGTTTCCCCGAAGGTTCGGGGTGTCAAACTTACCTTCAGCCGTCGTGATCGTCAGGATATAGGTCGTGGCATCATTCGTTTTAACTGTGACCTTCACCTCCTGCATGACGGCCGGCAACTGGGCAAACGTATGAACGCCATCAGCCAGCTTCATGTTGAATTTACCGTTTTCCAAACGTTCAAATAACCAGACTGATGTAGGGTAGACGGTTGCGTTATCGGCCCATTCAGCCGTCGTCAGTTCGATCTGTTGATAAATAAATGCACCTTTCTTACTCATTGCTCAAATATCCTTGTTTTATCGTTCGTACTGATTCATTGTAATAATTGGCTCCTGTCAGATAAACATTACCGGGCAAGGCTGTACCGCTGCCGGATTCCTGCCACGAGGCTTTTCCCCCGGCAAGATCATAAAGCCGGTAGAATACATATTCTCCTTCTTCCGCTACACGTACTTCATCGCCGATACGAAAATTGATGGTTGTACCGTCGGTATTGACATAGCTCAATGTATTTTCGTCCGGGATAGCCTCTAACGTCGGGATCTCCGGTTTGTTCTTGATGTAGTTCTTATTGACAGGATCGGTAACGTTCCAGTCGGGTTGTAGTCCACTGATGACTCCTTCGGCGGCTTCGGCTGCACGATTGGCGCGGTCGGCGGCTGTGTTGGCCTCGCCGGTTGCCTGTTCAGCATCAAGGATAACCTGGGCTGTCATCTGTTCCCGTTGTTCTTCCTGTGCCTGACGGGTTGTTTCGTTTGCCTGGCGGGTTGATTCCGATGTTTCCCGAAGTTGTTCTTCGATGATACGGGCTTTTTCTTTTTCGGCACGGATTGTTTCGGCTGAAATCCGTTCCTGTTCCGTTTGGACTCGTTCCTTTTCCTTGGAAATGCGCTCCTGTTCAGCTGTATCGCGGTCGGTCTCTTGGGCAATACGTCCCTGTTCAGCCTGGTCGCGGAGAGTTTCCGCTTCCTGGCGTTTCGTTTCGGACTGGTTACGCAAGGTTTCGGAGGCGACGCGTTTGGCTTCGTTGTCGGCTCGCTTCGTCTCTTCGGTGAATCGTGCCTGTTCGGCTTCGGATCGGGCGGCCTCGGCGGTGGATCGTTTCGATTCTTCTTCTATCCGGAGAGATTCGGCTGCGTGCCGTTCGTTTTCTTTGGAGATTCGGGTGTTTTCGTCGGCGATTCGTTGAATCTCATTCGCTTCACGAAGTTTTTCCGTTTCCTGGCGTAAATTCTCTATCCGGGCACGTTCGGCTTCGGCTTCTTTACGGGCGGTCTCAGCTTCTATGCGCTTGCTTTCGGCTTCAGAAATAGCGACGTTTATCCCTTCAGCTTTACCGGCTGCCGAGTCAGCACGGGCGGCAGCAGAAAGGGCATTGGTGGCGGCTTTTCCTGCAGCCGAAGCTGCCGCGACTGCATCCTCATACGCCTTCTCGATCTCATCCAATGAAACTTTTACGCTCGTTTTCTTACCGTCAACGATCTGGTAACCCAACGTCCACAGCCCTGAGAAACTGACCGAGGTGGGCAGCTCGCTGATTTTTATTCTTTGTTCCTGTCCTGTCATTGCCTATTTCATATCTATAAAGTTCAGGCCGTCTTCCGTGACAATAAACATGTCATCTTCCGTGGCCAAGAAATAATCGGTTTCAAAGAGTCTGAACGAGGTGAATACCAAGGTCAGATCAAACTGCATCACCATCGGTTCGCCCAGCGTAAGCAGTTTGCAATTGCTCATCTTCTTGTAGTAGCAGGGATAGGACTTGCCAATCTCTTCTACAAAGAGCCTCCGTTCGCCCGGAGCGATCAGGTCGGCAAAAAAACTATCCCAGCACTGCCAAAAGGCATCTTTTCGAATAGTTTTTAAAAAGCATTTAAAAGTGACCTCTTTCGGCTGGAAGACCAAGTGTTCTGCATCGTAGATTTGCCCGTCAATGGAGGCAATCTTGCGCTGCAGGTTCACCTTTGCCGCCGGATTTCGCAGCAGGGCGTTCCGGCTCTCATAGACATACACGCCGTATCTGCCTATCGGTTTACCATCCAGCTTGTAGCGGCTTTCGGGTAACCATACGTCCGGATCACACACACCGGCTGTCGGTCTCACCGGAAGATCCTCGACAAACTTCAAGGTAAAAGAGGTTGCCGATGGATAAACCCGGTTCACGGGGTGGTCGGCAAGGCGCAGCTGCCATTCCCTACCCAAGGAGGGCACGCGGAACGTGTGCTGCCCCTTGTCGGAGAGATAAGCGATCAGGTCGGAAGCCTGCGAGTTGCTATCCGAAAGGAAAGAGATGGCAATCTCTCGCGGCTGCAGCTTCGGGTCGCTCAGATCCACCTCAATGCCATCCTCTTCGGGCCAGTCGTTCCGCTCCGGCTCTTTCATTGCCGGGAAAGCGAGAAGGTCGTTATATCCTCCCCGCGTCACCCGGCAGCCGAAACGGCCAAGCACATTCAGATCATCTATGTATAGGTTGTTGTTCATTGCTTTCTCAGTATTAACCCACGGTTTTCGATATTCTGCAGCGAGCTGCGCGTCTGCCGGATATCCTTCTCGATGGCTTCGAGACGGTCGGTATTGCTTGCTATGCGTTGCAGTAGGGACAATCCCTCTACCAACTGCCCTTGGATGTTCGTCACCCCCTGATTAGTGCGGTCGGCATAGATCAGGAGGGCATAGAAATTGCCGTTCAGTTCGTCGGCACTGTCCTGACTCATCGAGGCTATGTCTTTGGCCGTAGAAGTGCGGTCGATCACGTCGCCGATAGTCGTGCCGGTCACCTGTTCCATCTGCTCCAGCTGCTTGGCTGCATCCTCGATAATCTTGTCATACTGTGCCTTCAGGCTGGCGATGCTTTCAGCGGTCAGCCCGTTTTGCGAGGCGGCGGCAAAGGATTCATACCATTTGCGGAGCGGTTCTTCCAGTGCCTTCATCTTCACCCCCTGCAGCACTGCATCGTTCAGCATCTTTTGGAAGTCGTCGGCAAAGTCCTTGGCAGAGCGTTTGCCCTCGGCAAAGCCCTGCAGGATGGTGTCGGCGATGGCGTTCGTATTCGTTCCGGTGAAAGCCTCCTTCATCTCTTCGTTCAGGTCGTCGATCATTCCGGCGACATCTTCTCCTTCGTCCTTCAGTTTCTGTAGTTGTTCGAAAAGCACTTTTGCTGATTCGGTCAGTTTGTCCTGCGTATAAAGCGATTCCATCTCTTCGTAGGTCTTGCCGGCGAGCGAGTCGTAATCGTTCCAGGTCTTCGCCTTGCGGAACCAAGTGCCATGCTTGTAGTGCGTAGCTGTGATATACTGCTCCTGCTGCAATTTCTCCCACACCTGTTTGTACTCTTTCTCTATCTGACCGGCTTGGTTCTTCAGTTCGAGAGACTGACGGTTGAAGTATTCGAGTGAGGTTTCGCCAATCTGCTGCTGGATGCGTAGCCGTTCGCGTAGGATGGCGTTATACTCCAACTCCTTCATGGCTGTTTCGACCAGATTCAGTTGGTATTCCGCCAATATCTTTTTGTTTTCTTCGACCCTTTTCTTAAAGCTGCCCACGATGCCTGTGATGCCGCCGATGATGCCCGAAGCCCCTCCGATGAGGTCACCGCTCATGATGCGGCCGATCCCGCCTGCCATATCGCCGACGCTGCCCACCAGCTGGGCGACAGTGGCAAGGGAGCTTCCCAACGCTTCGTTGAAGAGCTCGGCAGTTTCAGCAGCCATCGAGATGCCGTCAGCCACTTTATAGCACTCCTCGGCCAAGAGGCTTGCCTGGTCGGCATCCGAAAGTCTGTCCCACTGGTCGATCAGAAGGACTATCCCCTCGCGAGCCTCCTTGATCGGTCGGTTAAGCTCCTTGTCGATCTTCTCCTGCATCTGGTCAAGGTCGCTTGTGTCGAACTTGCCGAACGCCTTTTCCAACACGTTGCGGTTGTCAAACTGCACGTTGACCTTGATTCCTTCGAGTGAGGATTGCAGGGTCTCCATAGCGATCTTTTTCCCGGAAATGATGATCCGGTTCTCCATTTCCGCGACCTTCTCTTCGTATTCCTTGATCTGCTCGGCAAAGGCGGAACGGTCTTTGTCCGTTGTGGCAAGATCGCGCAGCTTCTTCATCTTTGCGATCAATTCGTTATAATAGGCAATCGATCCAAGCGGGGCCGGTTCTTTGCCCACTTTGCCTCCTGTGGAGCCAATGATTGCTTCCAATTTCTTCTTTTCCGCCTCTATTTCCTTGAGGGCCGCTTCATAGTCCTGTTTGTTGGTCAGTTTGTCCAAGGCAGCTTCTTTTGCCGCGATGGATGCTTTGATCGCTCCCACGCTTCCCTGCTCAAGGGTACGGATAGTCTTCAGATTGGCAGTTTCCAAGGATTTGCGCTCCTCTTCGCTGTATTCCAGCCCTCTTTCCAATATTTTGCGGGCTTCGTCGAAGAGGCTGTCTGCTTCTGCCTGAGCCTTCTTTTTCGAAAGGTTCTCACCCGACACATAGGTGGTCTGCCCGAACAGGCCACCCTGTATGGTATAGCTCTGCGTATCAGCCATCCGGTCCACCTCCAACTGCTTGCGGATCGCTTCGTTGTATTTCTCGGTGGCGAGCGTCATCGCGGCGGAGGCACGGGCACGCGCCATCACCGAGGCGACAAACGCCTCCTTGCCTTGGTTGAACAGGTTCTCGGCATCCGTCACCTTGCCGATCGAGACACCTAAGTGCTCGAAGGCAGTGCGGTTCTTTAGGAGGTATTGTTCTTTCGCCTGGATGTTGTCGCCCAGTTTCTCCCATTCGGCAGACATTCTCTGCAGTTGTGTGAGCGTTGTGGAGGATGTTTTGGCGACCGACTCCTGAAACTCCTCGAGCGTTTCCAAGGCATCGGCAAGCGACTGCCGGGCGCCGAACAGACTTTTGGTCCAGGCAGTAATCTCTTTGCCATAAACGGTCAGCAATGTGATACCGACGACGAGGGCCGTCTGCCAGCTGACGATCCCGCCGAGCAGCTGTTTCCAGACCGGCGTGGCCTGCTGTCCGGCCTTGATGGCTGCCTGATACTCCCGGCGAGCCATGTTGATGTTATCGACCAAGATAGGTAAGTTGTTCGAGATGGCGAGAAAGAACATGTTCGCCCCCATGGTGAGCGAGGGCAGCTCACGTGCCACCTGCTGGATCGACATCTGCAGGCTGTTGAAACCGGTTCCGGCCGTACGGCTGTACGCAGACAGACGGGTCTGGGCGGTCTGCAGTTCATTATCCACGCTTTGGATCTGTTCCAAATATCCTTTCCGGCCGAACCTTCACGGTCCATTTTGGAAAGCCGGGAATAGGCCTCGGTCAGTTGCTGCAACTTGCGTGTCAGGGCGACCACGCTGTCTGACGCCTCCTGTTCGGTGGCCATCTGCTGTTGCAGCTGCTGCATCCCCTGACTGATCACCACTCTTAGGTTGCTCTCCTGCAGCGCCAAGGCTGCTTTTGCCTGCGTATACCCCGAAAGGCTTATGGTCCCGGCCTCAAGCTCCCGGTCCAGCTGTTCCTGCATCGCGGAAAGCGAACGCAGACTGCTGATATTCTCCTGCATCGTCGTGGCGAGCTTGCGGCTCTCGGCGCTCATGGCGTTGTAGGCGGCCGAACTGTCGGCAATCAACTTTTTATAGGTCGTTGCCGCTTCGTCGCGCAGCCCCTTGATGCCGAGCGTCACTTTATTGACCTCTTTATCGATGTCGCCACGAAATTCAAAGGTGATATATACGGGATCTGTCTGTGCCATTTGTCTCTTTTACTACTTTAATCCGAAAAATTCAAGCTCCTCCTCTTCGCTCTGGAGTACCTCTTCTCTTTCTTTTTTCTTCCGCATCCGTCCCTGGTCGCTGATCATGGTCAAAACGACACACCACGGGATACGGTTCATGATTTCATCATACGTGATTGCCCCCTGCTGCACGAGGGTGTAGATCTGTCCGAACGGGCTATGGGGAGGATCATACTCCTCCTTTAACTCCCGGTCTCTGTCGGCTGGCTCGCCTCCGTCGGCTTCATCAGGTTCAGCGAAGCGACCGATGCGATAATGCTCACAAAAGCCTCGCTCGTGCTCATCAGCACGATGATCTTGGCCAGTTCCGCCAATCCCTGCATCGGCATGTGTTGCCGGATATACCAGGCGAGCGGACGGTTCAGCAATCGTGCCGACCATGTGCCACGCAGCAGACCATAGGCGATGATCCGTGAGGTGGTGACGCCGTGCTTGGCGATCTGTTCCAAGACGCTGCCGAAGTTGCCGTCATGCAGGTGCTGCAGGTCGATCTCCATCCGCGTGAAGAGCGATGACATCCGGATAAGGCTGCCCGCCGTGGGTAGCTTCACCCGGATGGGTACCGTCTTGCGCCCGAAGATCCGGAGCAGCCACGGGGCAGGGAGGTTTATTTTGAGCCGCCGGTCCAACAGGGCGTCGGCGGCCATGGCTTCTACCGGGGTCATGCCGTGGGTTCTCCTAATTTGTAGATCTCATAGGCCCCGTCTTCTTCGCTTGCCGAACTCATGGCGGTAGCGGTAATTTCGATCTGGGCGATCTGGTCGGCTGCCAAATTCCAGATAAACCGAGCGAGGATCTTCGCACGGGGGATGTCGATCACTACGTTATATCTGGTAAGGACACGTAGTGCCTTTTCGATCTGCACTACATCGCGTGGCGCTTTAAACTTGTCGACAGTGTATTTCTTGCCTTCGATGGTCACCTCCTGTGCCTTGGCGATGGATCCGCCGAAAACCTCTACCAATACATCGTTATCCCATTCTATGAAGTTGAGTTTGACCTGTTTCAAACCGGTTTCCGAACTCACTGTTTCCACGGGTACTGTCGGCTCTTCTTCCGAGTAAAAGTTGGTTACGGTGTCGGCTTCAGTTGTGAAACTGGCCGTTCCCTTAAAGGTACGTGCCAACTGTTTCATCTCGGTCGGCATGCCGCCTTTAGGGTTCACCTCCCCGAAGAGCGCTTTCTTCAAACCTACCGATGTTGTTTTCTTTTCTGCCATATCTTTCGAATAAATTGGATGATTACCATTAAAATGATTCCTGTTAAAATGCCGCCCGAATACCATTTGAATTTCGTCCAAAACGGTACGAGGGGCGGTTCCTTTGTCTTCTCCGTTTCCGCCAGCCGGTTCTGTGCCCGGCTTAGCTGCTCTTCGAGGGAGAACATCAGTGCCTCCAGGCTGTCGCAACGGGCAGAAGCGATGATGTGCCCGTCCCGGTAAGAGAGGCTGACCGTCGCCCGGCCGTTTTTCTTTGTATATCCGGCTCCGGTGGGGAGCTTACGGAGGCTGTCCGTCGGGACCCGGAGTGTCGCCAGGCTTGGTGGGATTATCACGGGGGTAACGCTGACCCTTCTGTCCCATGCGAGGCTGTCCCGTGCGTGCATAGTAGAATTGTGCTTTGTAGTCTTGCACGAGGCGGCGAGCAGGGCAACGATGGTAAGTAGGACAGCCTTCAATAAGTAACACAACCCTTTCAAGGGCCGACACTCTGTTTTGGATCTGGATGTTTTCATCTTGCAGCGTTTTATAGAGTTCCATCAATTCGTTCATCTGCTCCATGTCATCATCCAGGAGCTCGCGGAACGTCTTTTCACGATCCCTTTTCAGCTCCAGCCTCCGCCGGGGGATGCCGGAAAGCCACTGAAGCAGGATAAGCAATCCACCTCCTGCACCGAGGAAGTCGAAAAGCGCGTCCCATCCCATGGCCTACGCCCCTTTCTTTTTCTTGCGGGTGAAGAGCGAGATCAGCCATTGTATCAGGCCGGTTTCGGCAAACCCGCTTGCCGCGATACCGGCACCGATGCCATACATCAGGGCAATCTGCCAGTCGAGGTCGGCAAGGAAGCCCAAGTCCTGCCACCAGCCGAACATGCAAATCCCGACGCCCAATACCCAGTTGAGCGCCATTGCCACCCAT